ATAACCGCTGTGGATAGCGCCGAGCCGCTTTTCTATCTCGGCTGAAATTTCCAGTTCGAAACAGTTCTGCGGTTGGCCCATGCGCATATTCATATCGGCCAGAATCGCGTTGCGCACCGAAAACTGGTTCTTTTCCCGGTCGGTCAGTTCGATCACGTTTGCTTGGACCACCGGCGTGGGTGCCGCCGCCTCGCGTGCGCGCCGTCGCTCAAAAACTGTGGTGCGAAACTGCGCCAGCGTATGCCCGGCCGCGATCGCATCGCGCGCCAAGTCCTGCGCCATTGTTTCGCCCGGCGCGTCGATCACCCGCGCGAGCTCCATCATCTCCGTGGCCAGCGCGGCCGCGCTGACGATTACTGCAGCCGGCACCGGCGCCGGCGCTGTCGGTTGGTTGCCGTTATTTTCTTCGGCCATTGTCGTTACTCCTTTTTCGTTTGCGGTCCGCGCCTTCGGTTCGGTTCCGGTCGCTGGTCCATTAGCACGGCCCGCCTCGAACTCACGCCCGACGCCCGAGCCGACCACGTCGGCAGCGATCGAAACAAGCGAGACCTCAAGCGGTTCCCAGCGCGTTGCTGTATAGGTGTTCGTGTCCTCATCGACTTCGTATTTGTGGACCATGTAACCGACGCTGACCTGCGTGCGGATCCCGTCCTGCACGTCTTGGAATTCATCGGCGCCGGCTTGCCGCTGCGAAAACTTCACCGTGGCCCGGCAAACCCGATCACTATCCGCGCGCGCCGAGCCGCTGACGACGGCGCCGACCTGCGCGCGCGTGTTGTGGTCAGATAGCAAAGCGCCGCCGGCGTTGAGCCGGGATAGCATCACGGCGCCGCCGTCGCAGCGCAGCACCTCGGTGCCGTACCAGCGCTCGATCGGCGTCTCGGATGCGAACGCCAGATCCGCGGTCCGCGCTTCCTCGTTGATCGTGGCCGCGCGCTTCGCGTGGTCAGTCTCGATCGTGAAAGTGCGGTCTTGCCGTTTGCCGATTAGTTCCTGCAGGTTTGCGTTGGGCATCGGTTTGTGGTCCAAAAAAAGAAAGCCGCCGGTGATCTGCTCACCGACGGCGCCGCATGTTAGTTTGCCGAATTGTTTTTCGTTAGGGTGTGAGAAGCCAGCCCGCTGCCGGTTTTACTCCGTGCCGGTGGCGTCCGTCGCCGGCGTGCCCGACGTGTCCTGCCCGGCCGGCACACTCCCGGTGGTTGGTTTTTCCGTGGATACCAGCTTCACGCCGTACTTTTCCGCGAGCTTAGTTTCGGCCTCAAGTGTCTGCAGGATTTCCTCGAAGTCTTCGCCCTCGTCAGCCGCCACGGCCGTGCGCGTCGTGAACGAATTGACCACGCGCGCGGCGTCGGCTTGCACGTCCTGCAGCGGATTAACGTAACCCCAACCGCGCGGCAACCACTTCGGATCCTGCACGCGCTCAAAGTCGCGCGCTAACATGCCCTCGATCGCACCGGTCAGGAGCGCCGAGCGCAGCCACGCCAGATAGACCTCGCGGTGTAGGTGCGCGATGAAATAACTTTGCCAGAACTTATAGACCTCGCGCGCCTCCTGAATGCCGGCCCGGATGCTGGAAAAATTCACTTCGCGCAGGTCCGACGCGAACGTCGGATAATCCACGTCGAAGCCCACGGCGACGCCTTTCAACATGGCTTTGAGGAACTCGCCCTCCTGCCCGTTCGGATTGTGTGGCCCGAACATTTTCAGATCCCAACCCGGCGGCAGTTCCTTGAACTGACCCGGCGCGGCCTCTATCTTTCCCGGACCCGCCGGTGGTCCATCCAGCGGCGACACCTCGTCTGTGTCCGGTGGAATCAAGAAACCCATTTGACAGGCCTCGACGCGCGCCGCGATTACCTTCCCTTCGATATAACCGCCCAGCTCGCGCAGGTTGCGCATCGCGGCGTGCGCCGCCGGCGCGGACCGCGTGGCGCACTCGTCGTCCAGCCAGAACGGGATATAGATCATTTCGCTGGCCGGCACGCGCGTGCGGCGTAACAACCGGGAGCCTTTGGGATAGATCACGCCGTCGGCGTAGTAGGGCGTCGTCAGATAGAACGCCGTGATCTTTTCGTCTTGGTCCACCTCGACCGACATGATCACCCGGTTGCCGTCGGGCAATTCCGTGGAATAGGTTTCATCCAAAAACGCCACGTCAATAAACTTCAAAGCAAAGCCGAAAGGATTCGGCGCGCTCACTTTTCGGATCAGACACTCGCCGTCCCGGAACAGTTGCGTGACCGCTAAATTCTGCGCGTCGTGCCAAGTGAATTTCTGCGACGCCGTGCAGTATTCTTTGTTGGCCCAGCGCTTGAACGCCGTCTCGATCTGACTGTTCAAAACACTATCCAACTCGTCGCCCTGCGTGGCCCGGACCTGCAAGCGGATCCCGCGTGGTCCAACCACGTTCGATCGCATCATCGACAGGAACTTTTTCATGTAAGGATCATTGTGCGCCATCTCGCGTGCCCGCGCGCGCATCATGCGCAAACCCTGTCGCAGTTCGGTATTAATCGACGTGGCCGGCGCCACCCAATCATTTGTGATCCGGTTATTAACGGCCGCGTCGAACCGGCGCAGCTGAAACTCCTGCAGCCGGGCATTGGCGATCGCCCGGCGCTCGGCACGCTGCGCCGCTTTGATTTCCGAAAAGGTCGGTAGTTCGAGACCGAGGCTTTGCATAACTTTCCCCGCTCCTACGGTTCAACCATCCACACATCGTGATTCTTGAAGATGCCGGCGCCGGCGTTCTGCCGCTCTTGGTTGACCTGCTGTGTCAGCCGCTTTTCATAGTTGAGCAGTTCCTCAAGCGTGTAGTTTTTCTTGGCCCGGTTGCCGATCTGGTATTCGGCCGTGCCGCTGATCGCTGCCTCGCTGATCGCCACGCGCAGCGCTGCCAATTGTTGCTCGAGCACCGTCGGCGTGCGGATCTGCGCGGCGTCCACAACCTGCAGCGAAAACGCCAAGCGCTGCGACTGCCCGTCGTCCGAAACGAAGGTGTTGTAGAGGTTATAAACGTCGCCGACCGTGCCGCCGGTCAGCGTGATCTGCGTGGTTGTATCCGTGAAGGCGTCAGCGGTCTTGGTCAGCGGCGCCGGCACTTCCCAAGTTGAGGCGGTAATCTTGGCGCCCGGCGTCAGATACGCCGCGCGGTTGAAGGTATAGACGCGAATGCTCGCGGGATCTTGCTGGTAGTCTGCCACGGCCGCGCATGTTAGCGACCGGGATCAGTTTTTGTGCAGCCTGTTAGAAGCACTGAGGCTTCGGACACTACTCGGACAATAAGTCGAAAAACCAGTGTCCGAACCAATAAAACCGCATAGTTTTTTGAAGCTGCCCTACTCAATCTCGCCGGGTGCGACGATCGCCACGTCGCCGAGGATGCGCTGCGCCGGGTGGTAACTTGAAGCCAGCGAATTGAACGGCAAGCCGAGCGAAATGCCGTCCTCGTTCACAATCATAAGCTCGCCGCCGGTGGTCCAGACGACTTCGATAAAACCACCGACGATCGCCTGCAGTTCCTCAAGCGAGTAGGTCCGGCCGTTTGCCGGTTGCACTTCTTCAATCCTCCCGGTCGCCCGGATGATTCGTGCTATCGCTTCCTCTTAAAGTTTCTTGGTCGGCTGCGGCCGCTTGTAATCTTCCTTCGATGCGCAGCGCGGCCGCGATCGCGTGATGTGACTCAAGGTAGCGTCCGGTTTGCTGACTGTAGGACCGCAACTGAAAGCGTCGAAACTGAAGCCGACTTGGATTTCGGTGAACCCGATGATTCATCCAATACCAACCACCGTTTACAAGTTCGCCGGGCAATGGCGGCAGATGCTCGACGGCGTGGTCTGCCTCTGCTCGGACTATGCGCAAGGCGATCGCAATCGCGGCGTCTCCGGTGGCTTGTGGACTGGTGTTTTTTTGCAAGCCGAGCGCATACATGCCCACGTGATGCGGTCGCATTAGTTCGTAACTCAACCGACGGTGCGGTGGATGTTTCACCCAACGCCAACCATCGACAATCAGTTCGGCCGGCAACTCCGGAAACGGTTGTTTAGTTGGTGTTGGCTCCTTCATTTTGATCGCTCATTTCGGTTATCAGCGTGCGCAGACACTCGCCCGTGTCGCCGTCGTAGAAATAGGTCCAGACTTTTTCATCCTGCGCGTTTACGATCGCAGCGTCGGCCGCGGCCGAGCACCCGACAGTTTGCGGATCCACCGCGGCATACTCGGTCAGCAAACGATCTAAGGTGCAAACCCGCACCCACAGACCACCCGGCGCGGCGCTTGGTCCAATCCGCTTGCGATGAAGTTCAGCGCTCAATTCAACTCCGGTCGGAACTGCAGAAGGCGCCACGCGGTCAGCGCCGCGCGCGCCGCCTCGCGTTTGGTCATTCCCTGCTCGCATGCGTGGCAATCTTTGGTGCCGCCGTAGTATTCGCACTCGCGCCGGATGTGCGTGACGCTGCCGGACACGCCGCGCAGTAAACACTCTCGGTGCATCCACGCCGTGCCGGCGTTAACCGGCAGCGCGTCGCCGGCCAGCATTTCGCGCGCGGTCACTTCTTCCTCGCAATGTAAGCACTGTGGCATTTGGCCGCGGATTATACACCCGACAACCTCTGTCACCAGTTGCCAATGAAGCCGCCCGGACGCCACGGCCGACGATAGCCCTGCTCTTGACCTGTGCCGCGTTCGGCCGGCGCCGCCGGTGGTTTGCTGCCGGTATCATCCGGCGGCGCGCTGCCGCCGCCCTCGCTGCCGCTGCCGCCGGCTTTCCGGTCAGCCACGGCGGCAAGTAAACGCTCGCGCAGCTTGGCAAAGTTCGGCCGCAAAAACTCTTTGGCGAAAATGTTATAGACCCGGCAATCCCACGCCTCGTTGCGCGCGCCGGCTTTCTTTTTTACCCAGCGCCAAACTGAAAACCCGAGGCGCACGGACCTGATGCGCTGCTCGCTGGTTAGTTGTTTGAAATAGTCGTCCGGGTAGGTTTGCGGGAAGTGACAGAAACCCGGTCCCGGTTCCTCGATGCGCAGCGCGGCCGCGGCTTTGTCCTTCGCCTGTTCAGTGCCGACCGTAAATAGTTTGGTGCGTGGTCCAACCAGCGACCACTTTTTAGGCACGATCGGCCGGCCCGGTTTCGAGGCGCCGATCAGCGCAAACCAGCGCCGGCGCTGATTCGCCTTGCAGAATTTATACACGCCGTCGGCACAACCACCGTGCGAGTCGATGCCGCCGGCGCTGACCTGCATCGTCACGCCCAACTCATGCCGCCACGCGGTTAAAAGATAATCCTCAAACTCGGTCCAGACCGCGGAGGGATACTGATTCGGATCTCCAAAGAAAACCCGGTAGTCGATGGACCACGTTTCGTCGCCGGCACCCCAGCCGAGGATCTCAACCTCTAAGCGGTCCGGGTGCGTGTCCGCGCCGAAGGTTAGCAGGTCCACGCCGGCCGGCACCGGCGCCGCATAATCCTCGCGGTGGAAGCCGGTTTGTTCCTCGTCGAGACCTTCGCCTTCCTCCCACAGTTCGCCCAACGTCGTGTTGGCCCACACTTGAAACATCGGGAAGGACCGTGCGCGCTTTGCCTCGGTCAGTTCGATCGCCATTTCACCCCAGCGCATGAAAGGCGAATAGGTGCCCAGCGCTTTGAAGCCGGCCCGGCCGCGAAACTCGGCGTGCGCGCGCCACTCATAGGCGGCGAGCATTTCGTCTTTCTCGTCCTCGGTAGCGATCGCCTGACAGGCCGGGCACTGAAAAACGGCGTCGCCGGCGGCGCGGTCCAGTTCGGTCCACTTGATCGTCATCCATTCGAGTTGCTGCAGTTCGCCGCATGCAAGGCACGGCACGTACAGGTGGCGCTGGTCCGAATCCATGAAGGCTTTTTCAATCCGCGACTGACCCTT